TCTTCTACTGCTTTTGCTTCTGCTGCTGCTTTTGCTTCTGCTGCTTTTGCTTCTGCTGCTGCTGCTTCTTCTGCTGCTGCTGCTGCTGCTTTTGCTTCTGCTTCTTCTGCTGCTGCTGGTTCTTCTTTTCCTGCTGCTGCTTCTGCTGCTGCTGCTGCTGCTTCTGCTGCTGCTGCTTCTGCTGCTGCTGCTTCTGCTGCTGCTGCTTCTGCTGCTGCTGCTTCTGTGCCTGCTGCTGCTTGTGCTGCTGCTGCTTGTGCTTCTGCTGCTTGTGCTTCTGCTTCTGCTGCTGCTTTTGCTTCTTCTACTGCTTTTGCTTCTGCTGCTGCTGCTTTTGCTTCTGCTGCTTTTGCTTCTTCTGCTGCTTTTGCTTCTGCTGCTTTTGCTTCTGCTGCTGCTGCTGCTGCTTTTGCTTCTGCTTTTGCTTCTGCTGCTGCTGGTTCTTCTTTTGCTGCTGCTATTTTTTTAAATTCATCTAAAATACCTTGAATAGCGTTTTCTATATTTGTTTCATGACCTTTAAATGGTTCACCTATAATTTCATGTTTAATTTCTTCCATCATTGCTATTAGTTCTTCTTCTAATTTTTTATCATTAGCAAGTAATGCTTTTAAATCTAAGCTATTAGAAAGTTCAGCCAGTTTAATTTTTAAAAAAGCATTAAATTTCTCTAAATCAAAACTACCGTCAACTCTAGAATATTCGTTATTTTTAAATTCTGAAGTTAAAGCTAGTTTTACTTTTTCTATTAATTCTTTTATTGCTGCTAATCTTGCAGTATCATCAGACGGAGTAGAAACTTCTTCTAATGCTGTAGGAGGAGGAGGTGGTTGTTTTCGTTCGCCTTTTTGGTTGATCCAATCTTTTAATAATCGAAAATCTTTCGTATTTTTGTAGAGATTACTAGACATCTGTCTACCTTTTTCAGTTGTATCTTTTATATATGTTAATGTATATTGTTCTTGTTTTGATTTTTTTGGCTTATTAGGATCAGGATCAGGTGGTTGTATTTGTTCGCCTTCTTGGTTGACCCAATCTTTTAATAATCGAAAATCTTTCGTATTTTTGTAGAGATTACTGGACATCTGTCTATTCTCTTCAGTTGTATCTTTTATATATGTTAATTTATATTCTTCTTGTTCACTCATTGATTATATATATGTAAATAATAAATTAACACTTAAAATACAAATAAATTTAATATTAATAAAATATTAGATTTACTTAAATTTATTTAAATTTAATTTTTAAATATAATTTGAGGTGAAGTTGAATTAGTTGTATATTCATTAGAATTTCTTGCTATTTCCTCATCATTACCGAAAGAACTATATGCATCATTTACAAATATAATTTCAATTATTAGCTTTTCACCAAAATTATCAATAAATTGTTTAATATCAGTAAAAGTTAATATTTTTTTTGGTTTATCTTTCAAAAAATGAGATTTATCGTCTTTAGCGTTAACGTTGCTCATAACTTTATAAATATCGTCTGTTATTTCTTCACCTTCTGGGATAAATTCAAGAAAGTCTTCTGGGGTTATGCTGTTTTTTAACTGTTCTGATAAATTTTTTTGTGCTTTAATTGTAAAATCATTCAAACTTTTTTTATCAGATAGATTATTTATTATATATAATGAATTTTCATCATTGTCTCTCCCATATTTTGTTCCTCCTTCTTGTTGATTTAACCAATTACCTGTAACTACTAGAATTTTTTCTTCTGTAGGTGTTAGAGTTGATATTACTGGTGCTGCTTCTTCTGGTGTAATTTGAGTTGGTTGACTATCAACTGTTTCTTTCATATCCATACTTAAATTGGTTTCATTATCTTTAGGTGATTTTTTAAATATAATTTGAGGTGAAGTTGAATTAGTTGTATATTCATTAGAATTTCTTGCTATTTCCTCATCATTACCGAAAGAACTATATTCATCATTTACAAATATAATTTCAATTATTAGCTTTTCACCAAAATTATCAATAAATTGTTTAATATCAGTAAAAGTTAATATTTTTTTTGGTTCATCTTTCAAAAAATGAGATTTATTGTCTTTAGCGTTAACGTTGCTCATAACTTTATAAATATCGTCTGTTATTTCTTCACCTTCTGGGATAAATTCAAGAAAGTCTTCTGGGGTTATGCTGTTTTTAAACTGATCTGATAAATTGTTTTGTGCTTTAATTGTAAAATCATTCAAACTTTTTTTATCAGATAGATTGTTTATTATATATAATGAATTTTTATCATTGCCTGTCCTATATTTTCCTCCTTCTTGTTCATTCAACCAATTACCTGTAACTACTAGAATTTTTTCTTCTTCTGGTTTAGGCTCCGGCTCGGGTGCGGGTATGGGTTCAGGTTGGGGATCGGCTTCGGGTGTGACTGGACGTTGATTAATTAGTGTTTGGCTTTTAAGTTTTTCTATTAATGTTTTAAATATATTTACATTTCTTTCAAAATCATTCAAGTGAATATTCATTCTATCTACTGAACTAGTAAGTTGTTGTTTTAATTTATCAAATTCTTTATTCTCGCTAGTATCACTAACATTTAAAGTATTTATTTGGGTAGCAAGTTCTTTTTGTAAATGCAATTCATCTAGAAGTTTTTGTTCTAAAGAACTAATATCTTGTTTTATGTTTTTAATATCAATATTTTGTTCTTTTATTAATTCTTGCAATTCATGATTAGAGTTATCCATGTAAATTTTCATTTGTTCCAGTGATTCTTCTTCTGCATTTTTTAATTCACTGATTTGTGTTTCTATCATATTAATTTTATTTTCTAGATTAGAAGTATCATATTCACCTTTTTGTCCTTCAAAAATTTGATAATTATTAACAGTAGAAGCATCTGGAGAAGTAGGATTAGGAGGAGTAGCTGTATGATTTTGCATGTCATTTAATATTTTCTCCATAAATTCAAGTAGTTTATCATTATTTTTTAGTATACCATCAACTATTTCATTATTTATATTATTTCTTTCATTAGGAGTTTCTCTTTCATTTTTTAAAGAGACAGAGACGTTGTTATTGACTTGAGTAAAAGCTTGTGCTGCTGTGTTTGTAGCAGAGGGCTGTGCAGTGGGGCCGGATGCAGATTCGGGCGCTGGAGCAGCAGGCGCAACAGCAGGTGCAGCAGCAGGCGCAGCAGCAGGCACAGGAGCAGGCAGAGCAGCAGGCGCAGCAGCAGGTGGAGCAGCAGCAGGCGCAGCAGCAGCAGGCGCAGCAGCGGGTTGGGGTTCGGGTTCGGGTTCGGGTTCGGGTTCGGGTTCGGGTTCGGGTTCGGGTTCGGGTTTGGGTTGTTGAGAAAAGCCAGCTCTAATTTTTTTACCAGTGTCTTTAAGTTTATCAATTTCCTTTTTAATCATATTCATTAAATAAAGAAATTGTTCTTCAGTAAGTTGTCCATCTAAACTTCTAACATAATGAACAATATCTTGGTATGCTTTTTTATTGGCAATATTTTCATAATCACGTATTAAATCTAAATATTGGTTAATTATTTTTTCTAGTAATTGTTTAACACTTTGAGGGTCAAATTCTTTTTTGGGTAATATAAAACTATTAAAATATTTAATACATACATCATCATAATTATCTCTGCACATAGATTCAAATAAAGGTCTAATAAAAAATAAGTCAGTAGATTGTAAATATGTTTGCATTTCAACATCTTCACGGTATGAGTTCATAGCATCAATGATTGTTCTTTGTTTGGTATTACGATTAGGGTTATTAATTCCATAACTACCCATAAATTTTTTATTTAATTTGTATTGAATGTAAAGAAATAATCTAATATAAATTTTTAAATAAATTTTCATGAGTAAAATATTTTCATTATTAGGATTGGACATTTTTTTTGCAATACCTCCAAGTTGTTTTTTTTTAAATTTTCTAATTGATTTATTATTATATTGAAATATGTTATTATTTTTATAAAATTCCATATTATATATAAGAAATAATATATTCTTTAAAATTAAAAAAATTTAAACTTTAAATTATATAATATAATTATATACTAAATGTCAAATAGCAAAACTGCAACAGTAAAATTTGTAGAAGATGAAGATATATATATAGACTGTAGACCAGTATCAACTTATGGTGGAGATGTAATAGTGGAAGATAAAGATAACAATATAGTAAATACAGGCACATCATCAGATATGATAGATAGTGTTGCTTTAAATTTTTCAAATGGTAATATAACAAATAATATAGGATTTCAAACGTTAATAGGAATAGGATTATTAGCGATTTTGTATGGTGTTGGAAATTATGTATTTAAAGAATTACCTAAAAATTTAATAGATAAAAAATTAAGACAATAATAAATAATTTTATTTAGGATAATAATAAAATTATTTATATTTTAGTAGCATTATGAGAGTCACATAATACAGGATGGTAACTAGATGGTCCAGGAATATTATTAGGATGTCTTTGAATTTGTCCAACTATTTGTTCTTCTAAAGTTTTATTAAATAAAGTGTTATTTAATTGATTTATAGTATTATCTTTTTTTATTTGGGATGATTTCATGACTTTATGAGAAACTTTGTTGGATCTGTTAATAAAAATGAAAGAAACAAAAAGGCAAAAGAGGGCTAATAAGGGATTACCATATAAATATAATACAATTGAGAAGGCAAATAATGATAAATACATGAAAATATTGTTTACATAGGGTGATAATTCATAAGGTGTTGATACTCCAGAAACTAAATATAAAACTAATAAAACAAATAGAATGAATTCGTAAGGTTTAAAATTTATGAAACTTTTGACTGTTTTAGAAAATAATTTCATTTATAGTATATAAAAATAAAATTATTAATTGTAAAATTGAATATATATTAAAATATATTAAACTAATAAAAATAATAATTATAGCTAAATGAAAAAGAAAATCAGTCCAAAAAATAGAGATTATTATGAAAGTATAGTTCCTGAAATAGATAATTTAAAGAAAAATGGTTTAATAAATAATTATATTGGAAATAAGGGATATTCAATATATAAAATAAGTTTAAATGAAAAAATTATAGAATTTATAAAAAAAGAATTAACAGTAACACCATTTATGCAAAGTTCAATAGTGCAACCAAATAGTTTTCCAATATATTTAGAATCAGATAAAAAGATATATGTTCCAAGATTTTGGGGAATAAATATATTTGGAAATCCTAAAACATTAAAAATAAAAATGGGAAAATCAATAGATTTAACATTTAATGGGGAATTAAGAGATTATCAAAAAACGGTGATGGATTCATATTTAAAAGCAATAAAATTTGGAAGTAAAGAGGAGGAAAATAGTGAGGGAAGTGCTTTAATTGAGTTAGGATGTGGATTAGGAAAAACAGTTTTAGGATTAAAGATAATACAAGTAATTAAAAAAAAAACAATAATATTTGTTCATAAAACATTTTTAAAAAATCAGTGGATAGAGAGAATAAGGCAATATTTACCAGATGCAAGAATAGGAACAATACAAGGTCAAATAATAGATATAGAAGATAAAGATATAGTAATAGCGATGATACAATCTATATCAATGAAATCATACCCAGATAATTTATTTGATGATTTTGGTTTAAGTTGTTTTGACGAATGTCACCATATTTCGTCAGAAACATTTTCAAATTGTTTAAGAAAATGCACAACATTATATGGATTAGGATTAAGTGCAACTATGAATAGGAAAGATGGTTTAACACAAGTATTTAAGATGTATTTAGGTGATATATGTAATAAACAAAAGAAAAAAAAAGAGGATGATAATGTATTAGTAAAAGCGATAGATTATGTAGTATTAGATGATGAAGAATATAATGAAGTGGAACGAGATTTTCGGGGAAATGTAAAACATACTACGATGTTAAGTAAGGTATCAAATTTTAATTATAGAACAGATTTTATAATAAATGTAATAGAAAATGAGTTAAAAATAAATACAGAACAACAAATAATATTGTTAAGTCATCAAAAGAATTTGCTAAATTATATATATAAAGCAGTTGAATTAAAGAATTTAACGAGTGTTGGATATTATATAGGTGGTATGAAAGAGAAAGAATTAAAAATAAGTGAAACTAAGAAGTTAATTTTAGCTACATATGCGATGGCGGCGGAAGGATTAGATATTCCTACATTAACCACATTAATTTTGGCGACACCAAAATCAGATATAGTTCAATCAGTTGGTAGAATTTTACGAGTGAAACATAGTAATCCATTAATAATAGATATAATAGATCAACATGATTGTTTTATAAATCAATTTGCAAAGCGCAAATCATTTTATAAAGAAAAAAATTATAAAATAATTCGTACAAATAATGATAAATATATAGATTATATAAAATATATAAAAAAGGGAGAAGAATTTAATGAAGAAGATATTTGGAAAGAGTTAGTAATAAAATCAAAAAAAGGTAAAGAAGCTAAATGTTTAATAAAAATTTAAATTAATTTTTAGTTTTTTTTCCTTTAGTTTTAGTTTTTCCGTTAGCTTTAGTTTTTCCGTTAGCTTTAGTTTTTCTGTTAGCTTTAGTTTTGCCCTTAGCTTTATTAGAAGAGCGTTTTTTTTTTTGACTTTTATTTTTAAAAAATTTTTTACTAAATGATTTAGTATATGGATTAAATCCTCCAAACATAATATATTATAAATGGATATAATATATTATAAAAAAATTATTTATAATGAAATAATCTATCTACGTCTACGAGTGCGGCGGGTTTTTTTTGATTTTTTGCCTTTTTTAGATTTTTTGGGTTTTTTACCTTTGCGTGTTTTTCTACGTTTTCCACCTTGCTGATTTTGCGAGCGATTTCTTTTTCCACCTTCTTGAGCGAAGTCAATGAACTCGTTGATTGGAGCAATCATTCTATACATTATAATTATATAATTTTTTTCCTAAAATTAATTGTAAATTATTTTTTGAAACAATTTTATTTTTTGATATATTTCTCGGTATCCATTTTTTAAATTTATTATTATATTCACAATCAATTAAATAACTTTTTTCTAAATTAACAAATTTATCAATATTAATATTTTCAAATTCTTCTTCATCGTCACTTTCCTCAAGTTTATCTAAATTATAATTTTCTTTAATATTTCTAAATAATTTATTCATAAATTTACTAGTTTCATAAGTATCAATTAGTGCCAAATCATAGAATTCTTCTTTATTTCCATTTAAAATATTTAAATTATATAAATCTTGGTTAATACAAGGATAAATTTTAAACGTGCAATTAATTTTGTTATTATTGTTTTTATTAGTAAGATTAAAATTGCCTAAATATTTATTATCACTATAAACAGAAATACTAAATATATTATAATCTAATTTATAAATATATTTAAATAAATTATTGTTATCATTAGTGATAATGGGTAGTTTAATAAATACATTATTAGTATTTTTTATATTTGGTAAAATTTTAGTAAATAATTCCATTTTATAATTATAGTTGTAATTGTAATCATTACGCTGTAAAATTTTATTATAAATATTATAATTAAATATATTATCAATTATAAAGTAGTGATGTTTATTTGAATTAGTAACATTAGTAAAATAATACCCAAAAAGTAAAATATTATTAAAGCATAATGTGTCATTAAAATTAATAGGATATTCAAAAAATTCATTAGAAGGGTCATAAATATTTTTATTATTTAAAAATATAAGAATTGCTAGTAATTTTTTTTCAATATAGGTAAACCATAAATAGCAACGTTTACCTTTTGGTTTTAAAATAAAGTATTTGCTGTCCTGATTAAATAATATTTTGTTATTACTATTATTATTATAAATGTTTAGGTTCTTGATAGATATCTTATTAGGGTATCTATAAAGAATAGGTTGTATTATTTCTTGTTTAATAACTTTCATTAAATGTATTATTAATAGTATTAATTTTAAATTAATTTAAATCAGTTTTTATAAAAATTTAATTGTTTAATTTATTTAAAAATTCTTCTAATTCACCTTTCATATTATTATTTTCAAATTGTGAATTAAATTTTTCTAAATCAAATGTGTTATTATTTTTTTCTAAAGTGGATTTAACATTTTGAGTATTTAAATTAACCTCATAACTTGGAAATATTTTATCATCATTATTATATTCTTTATTTGAAGTTAATGAAAAATCAATATCAGATGATGTGCTTAATTTAGAATCAAATCCAATTTTAGAATTGTTAGACGTTTTATTATTTTTAACTTTTTTTTCAGATGATTTGTTATGAGAATTTAAAATATTATTAATTTTAGTATATTCATTATTGTGAAAACTGTAATAATCTTTAGTTTTTGTTGTTGTTAAATTCTTTTGAAAAAAATGATATAAATTATGTAAAAGTAATATTAAAATAAAATAGATTATTGTCCAAGTAATAATATAAAGTAACATTTATATAAGAAGAAAAAATTATATTTAAATTAAAACTTAAATAGATTACACTATAATTAATAATATTATTTAATGATAAATTGTATATTAATACAAAATAATGAAATAAATGAAGTAAAGGTAAAAAATTTAACAGAAGATAATATATATAAAAAATGTAATTTTAAAAATAATACAGATTTTGGTAAATTAAAAATATGGAATAGCAATGATTTTTCAATAGAATTGTGGGGTAAAAATAAAGGTTTATCAAATTCATTAAGTAGTTTTGAATTATTTAAAAATAATGATTTAAATATTTATGGTAAATCAATATTTTTAATGAAAAATAAAGAAAGTAAATACATTTCATTAAATAAAGAAAATTTTAATACTTATTTTAGTATAATAAATAATGTTGAAAGTAAGATAGTAGAAGAAAATAGTAATGAATTTAAAAAAGTTAAAGAAGATTTAGAAACTAAGGAAGATGATGAAAGCTCAGATTATTCTTATAATTCAGAATTAACATATGAGTTATATGAATATAGTGATGATGAGTGAATATAAATTTAAATGAATATAATAAAAATTAAAATAATAAAAATTGAAATAATAAATAATATTAAAATTAAAACAATATTATTTATTAATGAGTAAAACAAATAGAAGATTAAAAGATCCAGAAACTTTTAGAAAAAACATAGTTACTCAATTAGAAACTTTAACTAAAGATAAAAGTATATCAATTAATTTAGAAAAAGGAATATTTAATTATACGATTAATGCAGCAAATAATAAGAATCTAATTAAAAAATGGAGTAATGAATTATTTGTAACTATTTATATAGAAAAACTCAAAATGGTATTATTTAATTTAAAAAATGAGAATTTATATTATAAATTATTAAGTAAAGAAATTAAAGCACATGAATTAGCATTTATGTCTCATGAAGAAATGAGACCTGATATATGGGATAAATTAATTGAATTAAAAAAAATAAAAGATGAAAATAAATTTTCACCTAAATTAGAAGCTTCTACTGATGATTTTACATGTTCAAAATGTAAATCCAAAAAATGTACACATTATCAATTACAAACAAGAAGTGCAGATGAACCAATGACTACATTTGTAACATGTATTAGTTGTGGAAATAGATGGAGACAATAAATTTATAAAATTTCTAAATCTTCTAATTTCCAATATTCAAATGTATTATTTGGTAAAGGTCTTTGAATAATAAATGGTATTTTTTTTTCTTTTAATTCTTTTTCAGCAATTATAAAATTGTCCAACAAATCTTCAGGAATCTTTACATATGGTAAAGCACCATTATTAAGTTGTTTAATTCGAATACCTAATATTCTTGTTTTTTCATATTTTGTTAAAATGGGTATAGTTTTATGTAATTCATCAATAATAATATTGTTTTTATCTCGTATAACATTCATTAAGTCCTTTATTTCATCTAAATTTTTACTTAAGCATTCTTGATGATTAGAAGCAATAAAATCATTTTTTAAATCTTTATTAAATTTTTGCAAAAATTCATATGAATCATTTGCTTCTAAATCATCATTAAATATAAAAGAAGCTTTATAAGAATCTTGTTTAATTGAAGTTAATTCTCCTAACTCTTCTTTATTTATTTCTTCTTGTTCTAAATCATCATCATCATCATCATCATCATCATCAACATCATCAACAATTTGTTCATCATCTAAAACAATGCCTTCTTGTAAATCTTCAACATCATCATCATCACTAACAATTGATTCAATTTCTTCTTCTCCTTCTACTTCATCAATTTCTTCATTTAACTCTTCTGGTTCATCCATTATTATTATTAATATTTATTATTTAATTGTATTTATTAAATAATAAATTCAATTTTTATAAAATTGTAAAATTATTTTTCAGTATTCCAAGTAAAATCACAATGTGAACATAAATACATATATTTCATATTAACATGGTCATATCTAATGTAAATAATTTCTCTATTTAAAACATCAAATTCACTAGAGTTACTAAGACATTTTTCATTGGGACATTTAATATAATTGATTCTAGGTAATGTTTTATCTAATTTTGTATATTTATTTATTGATATATTAAATTTATTTTCACTTCTTGAAATATTTTCTTTTAAAATGCATTTACCATCTTCAATTAGATTATTATTAATATTACCACAATTTCTACAGTAATAAGAAATTTTATCACAATTTTCACCTTCAAGTTTTATATAGTACATATTTGAACATGTATCACAAAATTTCATAAGTAATATATACTAATTGATATAAAAAAATAAATTTTATATCAATTTTATATCAATTAAATTATATTTTTTGAAAGATTATTAAAATCTATTTTAAGTTTATCTAAATCAAGATAGAAATTTAATGAATATGATGATATTGTTATTAGATTTGATTGTTTTTTATTAAATTCTTTTTTTAAATTTTGTAAATTATTTTTAATAGATTCTAGATTTTTTTTAAAATTGCTAATTATTTCATCTTTAAATAAGTATAAACATTTTTCATTTTGTAAATTTAATTTATTTTCATCTAAATTTTGTAATAAGTTAATTTGTTTAATTATAGTATATTCTATATTTTTAAATGCTACTAAAATATCATATTTATTTACATTATAATGGTCATTATGAATACCGGGTTCAAATGTTAAAGAATTTTTATCAAATATTGAAATTAAAATTAATAATATTGAATTAATATTATTACAAGATGTCCATCCTTCTCCATTCCAAGTATTAATTATAGATAAACAAACTTTGCCATTAATATATAAATTTGGATGAAATCTCATTGAACCATTATTTGTAAGAAATTTTAATTTTGGTGGTTCATAAGGATAATTATCTGGAAATATAAATTCAAATAAATAATTTCCACTACAATATGGAGTATCTTTATTACCTATAATTAATGCATACCCTTTTGTTAGATTTTCTGTATCATGTTTATAATATATATTAGAAATAGGATTTTTCATAATATATTTAACATCTTTGGCTATTCTCTGTATTGAGGTTTTTGTTAAAACCATATTACATAATATACTTAAAAAATTATTTTTAATTAAAAATTAGAAATATTATAAAATTGAAATAAAAATATATTTATATATATAACTAATAATAATATGAATATTGAATCAAATCAAGCTTCATTATCATCAAAAAAATATGAAGATTTACTTAAAAATTCTAAGGTAGAAAAAGGAAATAAATTTACACATACAAAAATACCTGATAAAAATATGGGAATTTATGGTGGATTATTTGATATAAATTATAATGATGATTTTTGGAATTTATATTATAATCATGTATTTAAAAACAAAAATAAAGAATACTTAACTGAAAAACAAATTATAGAAAATTCACCATTATTGGTAGATGTTGATTTACGTTATAACACAAATATTAAATCACGACAACATACAAAGGAACATATTATAGATCTAATTGTATTATATGCATCAAAATTAAATGAAATATATCAAATTGAATCTTCTCAAGAAATTAATGTTTATGTTATGGAAAAATATGAAATTAATATGTTAGAAGATAAGACGAAAGATGGTATACATTTCGTATTTACTATTTCTATGCATAAAGCCGAACAAGTAATATTAAGAAAAAAAATTATTAATGATATAGGTCAAATATGGGATAATCTACCCATTACAAATACATTTGACGAAGTATTTGATGAGGGTATTACAAAAGGTTTTGTAAATTGGCAGTTATTTGGTTCAAGAAAACCAGGTCATAAAGCATATGAACTAAGTTATTATTTTACATTAACTTATGATAATGAAGATGAATCTTGGGATATAAAAGAAAATAAT